TGTTTCTTTTATTTGTTTTTCTATACTTTGTGCATCAGAAACCAAAACACCATAAGTATCAACCATATTAAAAGATTTAATTATACCTTTTAATTCTTTTTGTCTTTCCTTATCAGTTTTTATTTGTTTATTGTTACTAAGTATATAGCTAGAAATAGATTTAAGTGTTGCTTCAGCACTATCAAGATGGACTGTTTCTCTTATGGTAGAAGCTATTTTGCCCGGTGAATCAAACAATAGAAAATAAGGGTCAAACTGTGATTGATAGTTAATAAAATCTAAATTTAATCTGTCTGAAACAGAAATAGGTACTTTACTACCAAAAGCTACCAGTTTTTCCCCATCCACAACATAACTATTTTTTCCTTTGGTTCTATGACGTTCTATGGTTCCGCTGTCTGTTTCAACCACAACAGAAACATCATCAGTACCATTCCTAATAAAAGAAGAACCAACAGGTCTATTATTGATTACCCAATTTAAAGCTCTTAGGATAGCGGTCTTTCCGCTGTCAGTGGTTCCTACAATAGCATTAATGCCCCCACACAAATCTATTTCAGTATTTTTATGGGACTGATAATTCTTTATTGTTAGTTTACGAAACATGCTGTTTCCAATGATACATAAGGTCTATCTAACGGAGCCACTGGATACTTGTCTGTGGTTCTGGTAAGAACTGTTTTTTGGTGTTTGTCTATTGAGTCAATAGAAACAATATCATGTCTTACTAAACGCTCTATTCTAGCGTACTCTGCCAGCCACCAAGCATCTACCAAATCAGTACCAATTCCAGTAAAGTCTTTTTTGTTTTTTGGTTTTAATAATAACGCATGAAAATCATAATCCTTTAATTTCAAATCACCCAAAACTTTTTTATTTAATAAAAACGAACTGACCATATCGACTTTCTTAGCGTTACCTTTTCCAGCAGCAAACAACTTTAAACTTGTTGGTGTTACTTGTTTAAAAGCTATATTATTTGCAAATAACATAAACCGAGTGAAACCACCAATCTCAGCACAGGCCGTTACTGACCGACTGCTAGATGAGAAAGCATAATTTTCTATGTTAGCACTTAAACTCTTATAAACATTTTCAGGAAAAGAAGTCAAAAAAGAATGAATGAAATTACCTACAATAAACAAACGCCTACCTTCATACTGTTCCCTGTTCTCTTTCTTTTTATTTCTTGGAGCTACAAAACAAATATGATCGTTAATTAAATCTTTCTTTTTACTTGTTAATAATAACCAGTCCTGAACACGGCCTTCGTGATTCATAACAACCGCACCAGCATGATTAGGAGATACATCTAAACCAAGGCAATAGAACTTATATTTATTTTTCATTTTGCTCTTCTCTTGGGTGGCGGGGCTTTCTTTGTGTCGCTGTATGGATTGTATGCCAAACCCTAACCACCTCTTCCTCTACATCTTTAATTAAATCTTTTTCTTCAATAAAATCAATAAAGTCAGCCTCACCAACAATCTTATCCCCATCCCAATTCCAAGTTTTACCTGACATATGTAATTTACAATCTTCTACTTCTGGCCCATATTCTTTTAACCATTCAATATTAGGAGTCAAATCATCAATACCTATATCAAACAAAACATGCAGAAAACCACCCCTAAATGGCGGAGCTATCTTATTCTTAGTCACCTTAAAACTAAGCTTAACACCTATAACTTGTTTGTATTTGTTCTTAATAACCCCCACATGCTTCAATAATACTCTGGTGGATGAATAGAATTCAATTGCTTTTCCGCCACTAACAGTATTCTTATCCCCAAATAGTTTTGCAACATTAACTCTGGTCTGATCTACACCCACCATTGTAATATTATATCTTGACATATCAGTAAGATATTTTCTAAAGGCTTCTGAAAACTTCTTGGCCCTACTGGTCCCATAAGTAGAATCTGTCAATGTACCCTCTACTTCAGATTTACTAGACAACGCAGAAAAACTATCAATACCCATAACCACAGGACCATTTATTTTTTCTGTTTTAACTGATTCTATATAAGAACCCACTTCACTATCAAATAATTCCTCTATAGTCTTTGGATGTCTACACATGAAATTTGTGCATTTAGCAATCTGCTTCTTGAAAGCCTTCTTTGAAGCGGTGAGCGGCTTCGTTTTTTCATCCTCTGATGAAGCTGTCTCAATGTCCTGCATCGCACCCTGATATTCCGCATCAATCCAATCTCCCACATCAAGACCAAACAAATTAGCTCTCGAATAATCAAAAGCCCATTCAGCGTCAGTAAAGGAAGCAAAACCACCTTTACGTTGCGCGGCTCCTAATATTTCTTGTAGTAATACAGTCTTAGCTGTAGAAGCATCCCCATAAAAATGAGATATTCTACCAAGGCCTATACCACCGGGATATGTATTAGATACAGCTAAATCTAAAAGTAAACTTCCAGTAGATAAAAACTCTGTTGCTTTTTCTTTTTTTATTCTAATTAAACTCTCTGCTGTTTTTTTTGCCATTTAATTCTCCACCAATAATTAAAACAGCGGCCCCCCCGGTCCGCTGCATTCTCTTTAATCCGCTGTTTTATTTGTGTCTCTCAAGATAACCTATTATACCTAACTACCCTTTCTTTATCAGTTTTAAAGCTTCAGCTTTTCTCTTTACAGCCACCTTATCTTCTATTTGACGTTTAGAGTCTCTGGTAGCTTCAGATAGTTCTCCTTCTATTATTTCAGGGTCTCCCCAATAGTTAGAGATAAACAATCTGACCTCAGACTGAATCATTGATTTACGATGTTGATAGCCCATATCCAATGCTTGGCTTCTATCTGAAAAGAATTCAGCGTCTAATAAAAGTCTTTTAGCATGAACAACTTCTGGCACTAAAATAACTGCTGCCTTAATCGCAGATTCCGTAGTCTTAGCCAACCCATAGTTTTCTGGATGAGCCATTATCTCTTTTGTATAAGCAGCAATGACTTCTTCTAGTTCCAGTTTCTTGCGTTTAGCCTCAGCTTTAGCTTCTGCTGCCAATTCCCCGGCCTGTTCTGCTAACTGTGGCTGGGTTTGTGCTGCAAAATGCAGGCTATCCAAATCAATAGCTAAACCTTCTTTTAGTTCTTCAAATATCTGATTAGTCATTATTCGCTGTTCCTTTTACCACGAATCCGTTGACGTATTTTTTGTACTTCATCATCAGTTACATCAATTGTTTCTTCGTCTTCTTCTGTGCTTTCCGTTGCTCTGGAACGCCTACTTCGTCTAACTTTTTTTTCTTCCACATTAGACTTATCAAAAACATCACCTACTTCTTTTTCCAGTCCTTCTCTAGTATTAGAAGTATCAGATTCAACATCTTCACCATCAGCTACTTCATCACCCAACAGAGCTTCAATTTCATCAAATGAGTGGAAAGAAAGAACATCCAAGTAGTTAGGAACATCCAACCATTCATCAGGAATTGAGTCACGTTCTTCCGTTTCATATCCTTTATACTTGGTATCAAATGCTCCAGTACCTTCACGCTTGAACACAAAGATGAGCCCATCATCAGGTGAGGCTAAATCAATAATCTCACCACGACGGGTTTGTGACTTCTCTAATACGCCGTCTTCATACACAGATGTTGGCATAAGATAGAAATACGTTCCTTCTTTTTCTGTTTCTTCATCATAGGCATCTCTAACCCAAAGAAGATAACGCTTAGGTCTTGGGTTTTTATATGAGCCCTGATAAGGTCTAAGTGATTTAATAACACCCCACAACTCATCTACGTTTTCACCGGACTGTTTGAGCGTGTTGGCTTTATTACGAATAGTTGCTTCTTTATCACACACAGGACACTTACCGTCTGCAATAGCATCTGGAACTTCAATCCCATGTTTAATTAATGATTCCTTCATCATCTTTGGACATAACACTACAGCACTATCTGGCCCTACATTGTAATGAACATACAGCCCTAATGCATAAGCATCGCCATCACCATCGGCAGGCGGTAAAATATGAAAGGCGTGTATCTTTGTTTTCCCTCCCTCTTCTGTATCAGCAAAATAAGACTTTACTCCAAGCTCAGTAAGTTCCTCTTCACTAACCAAAAAACCAATACGATTTGATACTACATCCTTGTCTTTGTTTTCGATTTGAGTTTTAATTGCCGCACTTCTGTCAACACTTCTACGTCTAGTCATTTTCTGCTCCTAAGTTAATTGTTTTTGCCTTATGGCTTTTGTTTTCCTGTTTATATTATACAGCATTACCACCAAAAATGAGTATAATTATATTTAACTTTCTAATATTCTTTTCTTAGCTATCTCAAAATACTTCTCGTCTAACTCTATTCCGATAAAATCTCTATTTAAGTTTTTACAAGCAACTCCAGTAGTACCACTTCCCATTGTAAAATCTAAAACAATCTCATTTTCATTAGTATAAGTCTTTATTAAATATTCCATTAAAGCTACTGGTTTTTGTGTAGGATGAAGTTTATCTCTCGCCCGACCCGTATTAAACTTACCAAAAGAAAGTGGGTATCTTTTTGTTGGGTCATAATCTTTACTTGGCATTTTATTTAATCCATACACATTGGACTTATGGGCTGTATGGTATTGTGGTTTTCGTATGTTTTCCTTTAGGGCCGCTGTCATTTGTGGGTTATATGTCGGTTGTTTCTTATAAAACACACAACAAACTTCATGCGCACGCATAAATTGTTTTTTTGCCGATACAAAATTTTGACCTCGTTCTTTTAGCCACACATATTCATACTTAAACATTTTCATATTAGATGCTATAAGTGTTGTTGTAAATGGCTGCGAAGCAGTCATTACAATAGCTCCATTAGGTTTTATAATTCTTTTAAGTTGTTCCCACATAGGAACTAATGGAATTATTGAGTCCCACTTACATGCTGTAGTTCCTCAACCATAGGGAGGATCAGCTAAAACCATATCAACAGAACCATCGGCAATATCTTTCATCTTGTTAAGACAATTACCCAAGATTAAATTAATATTATTAAAGTTGGCCTTCCCTATGGGGAATTCACCTTTAACTTCTTTCATATTAAATATTCCTTAATGTTTTTTTTCATTTTTTTCCAAACGTACCAAGACATATCATTTTTACTCCTGTTCTCAAACCAAGACAAGAAATGAATATTATTTAAATCATTTGTTCCTCCTTTTGATAAAGGTATTTTATGGTCTATTGATGGTTTTTTATATC